AGTTCTGCGGGGAACGGTGTGGATAGTTGCTTTAGCAGATCCTTGCTGCCGATGTGATCAATCATTTAGCGTCGCCTCTTCTCACGATTATGCTTATCTTGCTTTCGGACCCTGCACAGTAATTGTCTGGGTTCAATCCGATCTTGTTCAGTTCCCCCACCCGCCAGTAGGACGGCTGAACGTAGTCCAAGATCCTCAACGCCATTTCGGCGGGGGTCATCACAACCTCACCCGTGTCCATGTCTACGGATGACTGTTCGATGCGGTCGATCACGTCTCGGGTAAGATCCTTGTGCTGCCATCCCGAACGGCTGGAGGACATCTTGCGCTCGACCGTGGCCATGTCTCGCAGACTCAGAATCTGGTTCCCGTCCATTTGGCTACCGAGCCAGGTGGACAAGCCATCATAGAGAAAGCCCATGTCCCGTTTAGCCAAGTTCAGTTCGAGCAGCAGGTCGGCTGACTCCTCGACCGAATGATCGTCTTTCGTATACTCGGCCAACTTGGCATCCAGATCCGCAATCTCTTGCCGTAGGGCTCGAACATCCTCAGGTGTCATCTGGCTCCGTTGCACTCAAGCGAGAATAGCCGCTCGTTTACGCTGGGGCAAGCCTAAGCCTGTAAGGAATGAGAAAGCCCCCGTCGCCGAGTCAACCTGATCGTCGTGGGAGCAGGCTTCCGGAAACGCCGAGAACTCGTCAAGCCAGTCGGTGAGCCACGTCCCCCTCACCACCCGCACGTTGCCGTTGGCAATGGCCGCAGCGAATGGACGCGCGCGGGTCACCTTGTCGCCGGTGGACCGGATGCCCAAAATGTCGAACCCCGGCACAACGAATCTGGCGTACTGGTTAATAAGCGCCTTCCCGGCAGACCCCGGCTCCTGCTCCATCCGGATAGGAACCGACACCCCATCCTCGTATGCCGTTTGGGCGATGAACTGCTCGACCTTTTCTCCCCTGGCGCGGATCTTCTTCACGTCGAGGACGTAAGCAACGCCTTGGTCGAAAAGCACCAGAGTCCCTACCGTCCAGTCGGGATCCGGATAAGAGGGAGAGGGCTCTGATGCTGCAAGGTCCCAAAATCGGACTGCTTTCGCTTTGGGGGTCAGTGTCGGCAGATCCTCATTCTCCAAGAGGACGACGGACTCTCTGTCGAACATGGTCCCCAAGGTGGTTGACCACCAGTCGCCCTCTTCGAGACGCTTGCGCTCTACAGGGTCCAACGCCTGCAGCGATTGCCGGTACGACTCGGCGTCGATGCCGGGATTGTCGGTAAGCAGCGATGGAACGAAAATCCGACCGGACGTTTCAGCCTCCACAATGAAGCGTTGTCTAACCCAGTTGGGTGCGGGGTTAGAGGCACACCTCATCCGAAGAGGAACCCTGGATACGGGACCTGTTGCCGGCCGCCGTAGTCGAGAGAAAAGGTAGCGATAGTCGTGCTCCCTGATTTCGGTGACCTCGTCCATGCCGATGAACTGGAATTCCGCACCCTTGTAGCGCAGGTAGTCCTGGCTGTTGTTGAGGTACCCGAATGAGATTCGTGCTCCCGATGGAAACGTGGCGACGTACAGGGAGCCGTTCCAGGACACCTCGTCCGCATTGGAGATCCATGTCGTGAAGCGATCCATGATGGCACCGGGCAGGGCAAGGTCGGCGTAGGTGCGACGGAAGATGATGGCGGAGTAGTTCGGCACGTCCACATACTGCAATGCGGCCATCAGTAGGGCAGAAGATTTACCTCCGCCAGCCGCACCACCGAACAGGCCTTCCAGGGCATAGGTGCGCAGGAACACCTTCTGCGTTAGCGAAGGTACCTCCGGGCAGTACGGAGATTCCTTCGGCTGTAAGAATTTTAAGATGCTTTCCCAGTCGGCCACAAGCGTAACTCCTGTCTTCTTACATTCTAGAGCAGACCGGTGGGTGCGATAGGGTAACGCACATGTCATTCTGGAATTGGCTGCGCGCTCTGTTTAGTCGGGCGAATGCGGCAAATGCTCTGATGGTATCCTTTATTATATTCACAAGCATCGGTGCGTGGATGATTCGACCCTCGTGGGGGTTAATAGTCGCTGGCGTGTCATGTGGAGTCCTCGGCTTCCTATTAGGTCTTGAGTAAATATGGCTTGGAATTCTTCTCCAGAAACAAAATCCCACCAGATGGCAGCAGGCAGGGCTATCGTTGGGCCGGGCGCACCAGTAGCCCAGAACATTAGTCTCGCCGGTCAGCCGTACCGTGATGCATGGGACATAGAACGAGCCCATAGTGAGGGCATGCAGAAGGTCACATGGGTGGCCCGCTGTATCGACGCCATCTCTGGAAACCAAGCACGCCTTCCGGTTATCCTTCGAAAAGACAATTCGCCAAATGGTGAGATTGTCACCAGCAAAAGGATCAAGAAGGATTCCATATTAGATCTTCTGAATACCAAGTCTAATATCGGAGAGAACTCTTTCATCTTCCGATACAGACTCTCGGCCCAACTCCTCATGGGGACACGCGGCGCATTCGTTGAGAAGATCCGGGGACGAGACGGTCGGGTGATTGGTCTCAACCTGCTTCCACCTCAGACCACCGCTCCCATTCCTCATCCCAAGCGATTTGTTTCCGGGTATGAGGTCGCCATGCCGGATGGCAGGAAGATCATCATGCCGCCCGAGAGCGTCGTGTGGATTCGTCGACCACATCCACTCGACCCGTATCTCTCCATGACCCCGATGGAAGCCGCCGGCGTGGCTATCGAAATCGAAAATCTCGCCAAGTTGTACAACCGAAACTACCTCCTCAACGACGGTCGTCCCGGAGGGCTACTGGTAGTCAAGGGAGAAATCGATGATGACGACCGGAACGAACTGAGAAACAGGTTCCGAGGAAACCTGGGCCGAGCGGGCGCAACCACCGTTATTGCCGCTGATGATGGTGTCGATTACGTCGACACTTCTGCAAGCCCCCGTGATTCCGCCTACGTCCAGATGCGGCAGATCACAAAAGAGGAGATTTTGGCCTCGTTCGGTGTGCCCGAGTCGGTGATCGGTAATGCTTCCGGGAGAACTTTCGCTAACGCCTCCGAGGAAATTCGTGTGTTCTGGAGCGAGACCATGGCACCCCATCTCCAGCACATTGCTCGCGCCCTAGACGAGTTGGACGACAAGCACTACGTCGATTTTGATCTAGACGAAGTGCCGACTCTGACGATGTATCGACAGGAACGATCGCGCTATGTGTTGCAGGAATTTCAGACTGGTCTGATTAGTGCCAACGAGTACCGAGAGGCGACTGGACGCAAGATAGTCCACTCAGACCTCGGAGACTCCCTCCTGCAAAACCCGAACCTCACTCCTATAGCGAATACCCACAAAGAAACACAGCCAGAACCCAACGTAATGATGGGTCCGGGTGGGCCAGGTGGACCTGGGATGCCAGGGGCGCCCCCAGGAGCGCCTCCAGGGGCTCCCATGGAAGGAGCGCCACCCGGAGCGGAAATGCTTGATCCAAACACCATGCAGGGCGCTATGGCGGCTCAGGCGGCAGGAGCGCCACAGCAGTTGTCCGAAGAGCCCGCCGGAAGTATGGAGTTCAAGGACGCGCTTTCAGCCTTCACAGATTTTGATTCCGACTTGGACAGATGGTCGGGGATTTTAGACCGAAGCATTGAGCGTCTATTCGAGCGTCAGCAGAGAGTGGTTTTAGAGAAGGCCGGTGGGGCCAAGGCCAGAAAAGCGCTATCTAAGGGAAATCTTGTAGTTGACTTACTCATGCCTCAAGATATTTGGGATAAACAAATGGAAGAGGATATTCGCCCAGTTCTAAATGCGATTATTAAAGATGCTACCGAATCGCATTCAGAAAAGTCGGCAGAGTATTCCCCACCCATTGCTGAGGACATTGTTACTCATGTCAATTCTCAGATGGATAGGATCAAGGCAATCAACATTGATAGCAGGGAAGCGATCGCCAAAGAAATCGCCTACTCTTTACGCATAGAGGAAGATGAGCATCGGCTGGCGGCATTCAAGTCTGCCCTTGTGGGTCATTTCACCAACCTCTTGGCCAAAGTGCGTCCACAAACTGCTATCGATGAAACGCGTAGGGCTTGGAATCTAGCGGGCTAAAAGCCCTTTACAGAAACTAAGACATTTTTCACATTATTTTACAGTAGCCCACCATCAGTGTGCTCTATCATGACTACAGAGCGACAGGGAGTTATCTATGCCTGTAGGGATGGAAACAGATATCCAGATCAAAGCCAGTAATGGCCAGGTTAGTGTTGACGAGGCCCAAGGTATCGTTGAGTGCTTCGTGGCCGCCATTGGCAACAAGGACTCCGTTGGCGACATCATTCAGCCGGGAGCCTTCGCTGGAAGTCTCCAGCGGCGAAAGCCACGCGTCGTCTGGGGTCATAACTGGAACGACCCTATCGGCAAAGTTCTAGACATTCAGGAAGTCGGACCCAGCGACCCACGTCTCCCGGAGAAAATGAAATCGGGAGGCGTTGGGGGCTTGTATGCGCGAGTCCAGTTCAACCTTGGATCTGAAAAGGGTCGAGAAGCCTTCGCCAATATTGCTTTCTACGGCGAAGAGCAGGAATGGTCGATTGGCTATAAGACAATCAATGCCACATTTGATCCAGTCCGACAGGCAAACATCTTGCACGAAGTGGAACTGTATGAATGTTCCCCCGTCCTAC